TCAATCTGCCCAACCGCCCCGCAGCGCAAGACCTGCCGGTAGTCGCAGAAATTTGGTATCGGCAACTGAAGGAAGCCAAGGAAATCGTCTCGCCGGAGTATGACCCGATACGGATTCAGACGGGGTTTAAGGTGTTGCAGGCGGCAGAAACATGGCCGCAACCCGCCGAACTGCGCCGCAACCTACCACCACGGTTGATACCGAGGGCGATGCTGGCGAAGCCCGCGCCGGACAAAGAAAAAGGCCGTCAGAAAATGGCGGAAGTGAAAGATGTTTTAAACAAGAAAGGAAAGTGAAATGAAAGTGTATGTTTTTAAAATTAGTAATGAGAACGGTAAATTAAAGATAGAACTCCCCGAAATCCCAATGGGTAAGCAAATTGACGAAGTTGATTTGATTGCTGGGCTAACCACGGAATTTATTACAAGTATGTTACGTGATGCCCAAAAAGATCGTCGCAAATTCGTAATCGACGCATCAAATCAATTGGCTGCAATCCAGGCATATCAAAAAATCTTCAATTAAGGAAGGAAGAGAAAATGGCTAAAACCCGAATCAAAAAACCCGCTATCGAAGCGGCACAAGACAAAGCGGAAGTTACTGCGTTTATCCGCAAAATCGGCGACTTGCAGCGCGAAGTCAAACGCCTGGAAACCGAAGCCGGAGACAAAAAAGCAGTCATCGAAGAAGAATATGCCGCCAAAGCCGCGCCGATGTGTGCCGAAATCATGAGCCTGACCGAACGTGTGGCCGCATACTGCGAGGCACATAAGGACGAGCTGACGGAAAACGGTAAAACCAAAACAGTGGACTTTACTACCGGCCTGATTAAATGGCGCATTCGTCCGCCATCCGTCAAGGTAACGGGCGTGGCCGCCGTCTTGGCGTGGCTCTCAGAGAAATCCGCCTTTGCCGAGTTTGTCCGCACGAAAAAGGAAATCGACAAAGACGCCATCCTGAATCAAAAAGAGCGTTTTTCAGATGGCCAAGTGCCGGGGATTAAGATTGTGTCGGGGCTTGAGGATTTTGTGATTGAGCCTACTGAGCAGGAGTTGGTGTGATGGCAAAAATTGTTATTACGATAGAAGACGAGATGACAGTAAACGGCCTGAACGGTGTAACCATCAGTTATGACGGCGATTTAGAGCCGCAAGGCGAACTGACGATGGCGCAGATGACGGCTTATAACATCAAGAAATTGATGGATGCAGTTGAGTTTGAGACCGCAAAAAGGCTGAGTAAAGCAAATTGACCCACGGCGGGGAACAACCCGCCATTTTTGAAAAAAGGATTAGATATGTGGTTTAAACAAGTTACTCCATTCCGCTTGCCGGAATTACCTGAAAAACGCTATTTAGATGAATCTCTTGGAAATAGTTGGTTTACCGAACCACAGGGCTTGGACTGGTTTTCAGAGGGCTTTACTCACCCGAATGCGTTTACAGACCTAGCTGTGTTTGAAGCTCAAAAAACTATGCTTATCGCCCTGAAGCGAGAAGAAAAAGTATTACCCAGTGCGGCCATCAAACATAAATTGGACGAACAGATTATTAAAATCCAAGCCCATGAAGGACGAAATGTTGGTCGTAAAGAAAAGCAGGAATTACGCGAAGCAATTATCGACGACCTGCTGCCTAAGTCGTTGATTAAAAGCAGCCGCACTTATGGTTTATTTGCTGGCGAGTGGTTATTCGTTGATACGGCAAATCGCCGCAAGGCCGAAAACCTGTTGACCAAGTTGCGCGAAGCCCTTGGCGGCCTGCCTGCTCAACAGCCTCTCACCCGTCAATCGCCGTCAGCATTGATGACCAACTGGCTGTTACAGGGCGAAGCTCAAGGTCGGTTCATGCTGGATTTTGACGTTACCCTGGTCGGCGCGGGCGATGTTGCTCCAAAAGTTAAAATCAGCCGCAAAGATCTTACCGCCGAAGATGTGGTACAACACGCCAAAAACGGCATGAAAGTAACCGAACTTGGCTTGATTTGGAATGACCGCGTGGCATTTATCCTGACACAGGATTTAACACTGAAACGTATCCAATGGCTGGACGTTGTGCAGGAAGAAGCTGAAGGCAGCTGCGATGATGCGGAAAGTATGGCTTATGCCACACAGCTACTGATGGAGGCTGCACTGAGTGCGATTATTGGTGAGTTGGTAGATTTACTGGGAGGTTGGCAGGAATGATGGAGGGTTGGGATGGATTCTGAAGGCTGGGATTTTTAAAGCTTGATTAAAGGCCGTCTGAAATGGGGTTTAAAACCTGTTTCAGACGGCCTTTTTGTTTGTAGTCATATTGAGTATAATCAAATAACATTTTGACTATATCATAGAGGATAAATTATGAAGAAACTATTAATTGCCTGCGTGACTTTGGCTTTGGTGTCTGTGCCTTTAACTGTACAAGCTAAGGGCCGTCAGCCTTGTTCGGGTAAAAAAGGCGGTGTGTCGCATTGTGCGGGGGATAAGTTTGTATGCCAAGACGGCAGTATTAGTAAATCAAAACGTATTTGTGGCCGTTAATTAAGGTTTTGAAATTTTGGCTGTCTGAATTATTCAGACGGCCTTTTTTGTGCCTATCAGTTTCGCAAAAAAAAACATCGACTTAATACTATATATTGTATTTTATTGGTATAATATGCGCTAATTTATACTATATGTTGTATTGGAAAAATAATGCGCCGGGCGTTGATTGCGAAAATTAAAATTGCTCAAAAGGAGCTGGGCTTGGATGACGGTACCTATCGCGCGGTGTTGGAGCGCGTAACGGGTAAGCGGTCGTGTACCGAGTGCAGCATCCCTGAGCTGGAGCGTGTGGTCGAGGATTTGCGCCAACATGGGTTTACGCCGAAAAAAACGGCGGGGCGACGACCGAACCGCCGCTCTTCCGCTGACCCGATGATGCGCAAAATCGAAGCGCTGTTGCTGGATAACGGCTGGAGCTGGAATTATGCGCACGGTACGGCGAAAAAGATGTTTAAGGTTGATCGTGTGGAATGGTTGTCTGACGGCAATATGCACAAGCTGGTGGCAGCGTTGCAGATTGCGGCGAACCGCCGTAAGAAAGGGGCTGTGTGATGTATGAGACGGCAGATTTTGGCGCGGTCAAGCATCTGCTCCCTGATAGTGTACAGGCGTTGATTACGGTCATCGGGTTTAATGAAACACTGGAGTTGGTGCGCCTGATGGGCGGTACGACTTATCCGTTGCGGCAAGGTTATACGAAAAACAGTCAATCCCGTGTTGCGTATTTGGAGGAGATTATCGGCAGTGAGGCAGCCGGTCGGCTGGTGGAGGCAATGGCTCCGTGCAATCTGTTTATACCCCGTTGCGAGACGGCCTTGTATGAGCTGCGAAACCGTAAAATCCGCAGTCAGTTTGACCGACAGACGGCAGGTGGCACCCCTGCATATGAGGCCGTTAACGATTTGGCCTTGGCACACCGCTTAAGCGACCGCCATGTGTGGCGAATTTTGAAGCAGGCGGATAAGGAAGCGGAACAGGAAAATTTGTTTTAAGGGATAACCCGTTTGAAAATTAAATTTCAGACGGGTCTTTTTTATCTATAATGACTACTCTTTTCCAAAATTTGAATAGGGATAAACAAATGAAACTCATGCTTGCTTTAGTGTTGGCTTGTACTTTGGCTGCCTGCGGGAGCCAAGAAATAGCCGCCAAACAGGAAGCCGCGCCCCAACAGGAAACTGCGCCCCAACAGGCTGCGATTTGTGCCGAGCCGATGGGAATATCGGTGGAAAAGCTGCTGCTCAATATCGATGCAGGATTGAAAGGTATTGGTGCGCCTTCGACGGTGCAAAGTAAGAATATTGAGGAAAATGAGTGTGGCTATCAAATTGTGATGATGACTGATTTCGGCGCCATCCAAGTGGGAACTAACCCTCAACAAGAGGTGTTGAGACTGTCGACAGCCACGCAGCTGAATTCTGATTTGTCTAATCTGTTTGCCACCATACAAACGATTACGGCCATTGATGGTACGGAAAAAATGGGGCAAACCGAAATCGGCAATCTGTTGGTTAAAACGATTGGCGATATGGCGCCGGAAGTAAAGCAATCTGGTAATGCGAGCAAGGATTTTGAATATAAAGGTAAATACTATTCAATCATGATTGAAGGAAATAATTTGGTAATGCTGGTACGAAAAATATAGCAATTTTCATTGCATAGGCCGTCTGAAATTTCAGGCGGCCTTTTTGTTGCCTACTGACACTGTTTCGCCCGCTGCAAAAGCCATGCCGTTTGAAAATGTAAGCCACTGAAAGTGCATTTTAATCTGATTTTGAGGGAGGCTTTAATGAGCAAAATTATTTGTCTGACTGCCGGACACAGTAACACCGACCCGGGCGCGGTCAACGGCTCCGACCGTGAGGCGGACTTAGCGCAGGATATGCGCAACATCGTGGCATCTATTTTGCGCGATGACTACGGCTTGACCGTTAAAACAGACGGCACCGGCAAAGGCAATATGCCGCTGCGCGAGGCTGTCAAACTGATTCGCGGCTCGGATGTGGCGATTGAGTTCCATACCAACGCCGCCGTCAGCAAAGCAGCTACGGGTATTGAGGCTTTGAGTACGCCGAAAAACAAACGCTGGTGTCAGGTGTTGAGCAAGGCTGTTGCCAAGGCGACCGGCTGGAAACTGCGCGGCGAAGACGGCTTTAAGCCGGATAATGCCGGCCAGCATTCGCGGCTGGCTTATGCGCAAGCCGGCGGCATTGTGTTTGAACCGTTTTTTATCTCAAACGATGCAGACTTGAAACAGTTTAAAGAGCGCAAATGGGTCATTTGCCGTGCAGTGGCGGACGCAATTGCGATGGAGTTGGGAGCGGCGAAGGTATGAAAAAGTCTTTGATTGCTTTGGCTCTGTCTGTCTTGAAACCGCAGCTGCCTGAATTTGAGATTAAGCCTGCCAGCATTGGCTCTTTGAAACAACATCCGTCTATGCGCCTGGGCAAGTCGGGCGTGGCGGCTGCCAAACGTGCGGCGCGTAAACGCAAGAATCGTCGTTAATCATGGGTTAAGTTGAGTTTTACAAAAAGATGATTGAGCTGTGGTCGCGCAAAAGCCGTGAGGCAAGCGAACGGGCAGACTTGCCTGCGTTTGAATTTGCGGAGGGCGAACTGGCCAATTATCGGGAAATGCTGCAACGGCACCTGCAAACCAAAACTGTGGAATAGCAATGCGTATTTTGGATATTTTTAAAAACCCCGCGACAGGCAATGTGTCGCACTCGAAACTGTGGGCAAACGTTGCCTGCGCGGCTGGGACGTTTAAGTTTGTGATGCTGCCCGACCCGTCGGCGGAGATTTGGGCGGTGTATTTGGGCATTGTCGGCGGCTATGCGGGGGCGCGCTCGCCGGTCCGCGGGGAACG